GTTTTGCTGGTAAGATCGCTGTTCCCATTTTAGAGCAGTCTGCCTTAGTGATGGAGGTTGGTCCCCCTTCTTTTGCTGAAGATGAAACAGGTCCTTGGTATCCTTTGCAAACCCGTGACCGTCTTTATCTAGGGAATGAGTTCAAGGTCTCCCGCGTTGTGAAACACGCGGACACAGGAGGTGCGAAGGTGGCTGACATCAAAGAGGTTAAGATGCGCGGAGACGATCTTCCTATGGTTGCGTGCGGAGAAAGGCCATGGGATTTCGCTTCCTTCGCGGGTAGACCCGTCTTGATTGGAACTTACCCTTGGAAGAGAACTTCTGGCGTAGGTTCATTGGCATTTTCCATCTCGCTTCCAGATGATTTGATTTCAGCGGCATCTCTTTCCAATCAAGCCCTAAATGCGTTTCAGCTTGTTCGGTGTTCTATTGATGTCACAGTTGTTCTGCAGTCAAACCCCATGCAAGTGGGCACCATGGCTATTGTGCGTTCAGCGTTGTCAGAGCGGAGCGATTTGGATACTGAACTTGACATTAATTCCGTAATGTTTACGCCTCACACGATGATTCATGCTGGGGTTACTTCAACGACTATCAATTTCCAGATTCCGTATATTCATCCACATATGAAGTATCCTATTGTCTCCTATGCGACTACTCGCACTATGGCAACTTTGTCTGGCTTGATTATCAATCCGTTGAACACAGGACCTAATGGCTCGACCTCTGATGCTACCATCCGGATTTATGGCTCATTCAGAAATCCTCTTTTCTCTGTCTTGCGTGGTCCTTCTGCCGTCATTCCCTTTTCCAATGTTGCATATAGGAAAGGTCGTAGGCGCCCCGTTCGGGTTGTTTTGCATGGTGGGATTATTTCTAAGGTTGACTCTAGATCTTATAATATCACACAAGCCGCTTCAGGGTTTGTTGACCTTACGCAAACTGGGGATGCTTTCGATCAGAAGGGCGAGCTTAGTCACGACAAGCCCAATATGGACAATTCTTTGTTCATTCCCGCGGTTGATCGCTCGCCAGCTTTGATAGGACCAAAGGGGTTTACATCTTGCATTGATATTGACGTTTTGGGTTTCCATCCTGCTGACCCTTCTAATTTCAGGGTTGGTCCTGCTGACAACTCTGAAGTTGAAATCCTCTCTATAGCGCGTATGTGGGGCCATCTTGGGGGTTTTACTATCTCATCTTCAAGTGGTGTCGGATCTGTGCTTTTCTCCACCACATGCACCCCCAATCCAGAGATGTTCGAGAAAGGTTATGGAGACACTTTTGTAGCGACTCCACTCGAAAGAATCTCTCAGATCTACCACCGTTGGTCTGGTTCTCTTGAGTACAAGTTTGTTTTTGGTTCCTCAACGCAAAGTGTTGGTGTTTCTTTTGAGACGTCTTATCTTACACCAGACGTCCCGGAGCTCAAAGAATCTCAATACATCCTGCATTCGCAACCAAAACCTCGAGAGGAGATTACTGTCACTGTCCCCTTCTTGACCCTGTTCGAAACTCTTTATGTCACACCTGGAGTTCCTGAACCAAACACTTTTGCGCTGAACGCGCTTGGGCGCTTGTATGTGCGCCTCACTTCCGCTCTTCTCACTGACACAACAGCACCTGATACTATCAACGTCATGGTCTACGTCCGCGCTGGTCCCGACTTCCAACTCGCAGATGTTTTCCAAGGCATTGGTGACCTCAGGTTCTAATGTGTCTCCTCTATTGTCCCACTTTATACGTCCTACGCCAAATTGTGGCATCCTTCCCCGGTTCTCTCTTCAATGAGTGTTCCACGGTTCTCTCTTCAATGAGTGTTCCGCCTCTTCCCCTCCGATTTACTTTCGGGTCTCTCTTTCACCTTGTTTTTGAAACTGGTGCGCTTTGTTTTTTTGGCGCAGCGCTTCGGCGCGAATTTATTTTTATTGTTGTCTTT